CGCCACCATCCCACGCAGGGTAATCAGTAGTAAACCAAATACCTGCTTTTAAAGCCTCAATCTCAGCACCTTCACTCCAAGCCTGTATTTCTTTGTACCATTTATGTTTCATCACATCACCTCACTAAGTAACTTATACATACCATACAACATGCCAAGTACACCTAAAACAAACACCACTGCGGCTCTATCGGTGTATCTACTACAATCACAGCACCTGCCTTGATTACATTCTTTATCACATGGCATCTTTATTCTCCTTAAAGTCCTCAACTTCGGCTTCGGCTAACTGCTCGTCAATCTCAGCCTTACGTTGGCGAAAGATGGCGTCAAAGTTATCGGTATAATCAGTAGTATTTTTCTTGCTGATGATTTTGTCACCAGTAATGTTGTTCTTACTCATGGTGCAATATGCCCTTAAATACTTTGCCCTTAGCAGGCTCAATGTCGGTGTATCCCATGCGGAAGCTAAGCCTAGGGTTCTCTTTGTAGGCCTCAATCAGCACGATCGGGTTTACCTTCTTCTTTAAGTTACGAGACTCGGTAGGCTCTAACTTATCTACTGAGTAGTAAGAGCTCTTGCCGACACCGTACTTAAACACCAAACCCTCTTCAATCAATCTAGGCATGCAGTACTGAACGTGCGACCTGGCGTAACCTTGCTCAACCAAGCTGGTCGCAGTGCGATTGGCCTCAAGCAGTTCAAGGTAGAGCGCAGTGCGCACGTCATCAATGTTTGCTGTTAAGCTAGCCATAACAGCACCCCTAGCGCTACCAATATCGCCATGATCCAACGACCCGTGTATAGACGTAAGGTGTCTGGATCTAGATCATCGAAGTCTTCAGCGTAAGCACGTGAGCCAAATGCCTCCTGGCTAGTGCGTGGATATCTTTGGTCATTCATCATGTGCCTTCTCCTCTAAGTAAGTAACCGTACGTTCAAGAACTGAAATGCGTTGTTCCTGCTGTTGCATCAGGTGAATCAATGCCCCAATGTTATTTTGCATGCCGTTAATAACTGCGTCCTTCTTTTCAGCCTCAGTCATGCCGGCGCCTAATATTTCAATCTGTTTTGCGTAATCAACCATCTCTATCTCCTTAATTAGTCAGTATCTTTCTGCGTCGTCATACCAAAACCGACCAGTTGGCTCTTCGACGTGCACCTCGTAAGTGAAACGAGTATCTAGCTCTGTATAAAACAGGTAGGGGTCAACACATGCACCTGTTGTACTATTATGCAGGGATACACCCCAATCTACGTGTGTATCAACTACAGACCCTGACGGACCTACTCGCGTATAGACTGACGATGTTAAAAGTGAACCCGCTGGTAAGTAAATCTTCGCCATTTTTAATTGCTCCTTATTGAGTTAAATGATTCAGGCTACGCCATGCGATAACGTACGCAGCAATGTTATTAAAAGCAGCCAGCTCTTCCAATGTTGCTGACTTATGCAGAAACTTACCACTAACAAGTTGCGTTGCGTAAGCCCCACTAAATATTTTTGGCCTATCAGTACGCGCACGGTAACTAAACGTATCGGTCTGTTTGCGTAAAGTCTTAATACCCTTGATCTCGCAAAGCTCCTCAAAGCCAACCTCTTTATACTCTTCAGTCACCCTGCCGTAGTAGTCCTCAAAGCGACCAACAAGTATTTTAAATCTTGATTTGATTGTCATGTTGTTCTCCTAGTTTTAACCCGTATAGAAGCGGGCGGTTGCGTGATTGCCACCGACTAGACCCCCTCGTTAGAAGAGGCCTAAGCTGTGGTTAAGCTGCTAATGGTTGTGGATCTAAGCCTTGCTTAGCCTTGGCTAAGAAGTCAGCCAGTACCCACAACCCCTTGTTAAGTTTAAGATCTTGATCCAGGCCAGTTACACCACGAGCGGTTTGTTTACGACCGTTCTTGTAGCCCAAGTGGATACCACCCTTGATTACGTTCTCTTGTACACGGTTGAAGGTTGTCCACAAGTCAGACGCCCTGTCGTAGACACGTCTTGCGCTTAATAGGCGTGCTGGGTTCTGAATGACCTCGGCGTAGTTATCACCAAAGCGTAACGCGGCCGCACCGTGTGCTAGCGCCAACTCTTCATCCTGAGTAAGCTGAATTGATTTCCAATCTTGAATCACAGACTGAAGTTCTTTTGAGCTCTCAACGATTGAGTAAGCGCCCTCAATCACTTGACCTAGGATGTCACCACGGTGAGGGATGCGAACGCTTGCTTGGGTGCTACCAGCGACTAAGCCGTTAGAGCACACTAGGCGGAACACACCCTGGCTAAGCTCAAAGCTTGATGCGCCATCGTGTGAGTTGCGTAGGATAATCTCTACACGCTCTTGACCTAGTTGCGTAAGGTCGCCTGCGTCTGGATGACGAAGCTTAAGCACGTGCGTTGTGTACTCACGCTTAGCTTTGTCTAGTGTGCGTGATTGTTTTGCCTCGAATACCTCAAAACCTTCGGCACGTAAGCCAGTTAAAATATCGATAGTTGGTAAGTAAGTGTACTTGTCTGAGCGAGACTCATGAGCCTCTGCGCCAAATACTGATGGGGCAACCGCACGGATTTGATGATCATTTAGCGGTGTTGAGTAGCGTGTTTGAATTGTCATTTTATTTCTCCTAAATTTTAACCTTTTATTGTGTTGTCCGACCACAGAAAGAATTATACAGAGTGTTGAGGTAAACGCAACACTTATTTTGATCTTTTTAACGCGTTTAGTAAATTATTTTGAATGGCACCCTTCAAAGTCAATACTGACACCACTCTCTCGTCGATCGTGTCGCTCGCGATGATGTGAATAATTCGCACCGGGCGTTGCTGACCCTGCCTGTGTAGCCGAGCGTTGAACTGCTGGTAGTGGCCAAGCGACCACGTCAGCCCGAACCACACGGCCAGGCACCCACCGTCCTGTAGGTTAATGCCGTGACCTGCGCTCTGTGGATGTGCGAATAACAATTTAATCTTGCCCTGTTGCCACCGTGTGATGGTGCCCGGATCTTTGTCTAGCACGATACCACTGGGGAAGCGTTGCTGCAACCTGGCGAGGTCGTGCTTAAAGTTGTACGCCACCAGGATGTTCTCGCCGCTATTGTTCTCAATGATCTCAGCCAAGGCATCCAACTTAACGTCGTGCAACTCTGACCAGTTGTGGTGCTCGTCGGTGTACATGGCGCCGTTACAATTGTGGCTTATAAGTAATTCCCCATTCTTACCACGTATAACAAATCTATTTTTAGTCCCCACATTTAAGATGTCATAGACCTTTTTGGTATTTGAAAAAGCTTTTCTCCTGTCCACCCATACCGTTGTACCCGCGCATGTAGCGTCCCAGGTTTTATTCCAAATGCTCTTGCTGCCTGAGCAATACTCATTTTCCCTAAGGGTGTTGCTATTTTGACATTCAGTCTGGTATTGTTGCTTTGGTCGGTAATACTTGCCCATCGACAATTGTCTTTGCAATAGCCAGAATTGTTGTCTATTCGATCCAATGTTAAATTGTCTAAATAACCAGCATGCATATCTCCCCAAAAAATTGAAAACGAATTTTCCCATAAAGTGCACATTTTTATTCCGCGGGCCCCATAATTTTTGAAATCCTTGTCGTTTGGATTGTTGCACCTTGATTTTGCGTTTGACCAAATGTGAAAAGGTCTTGTTTTTGACATCCCGTGCCCATTCTTTGATTGAATTATTATTGACCGACGATTGCACCCACATGATTTTGGGTAAGGTCTGAAGTTTGTTCCAGTAAGATTTGAACCAATACGAACAACTTCCTGCCCACAATCGCATCGACATAGCCATGTTACATTTTTGTTTGGGCTTGACCCATGGCGGCATATCACCGTCAACATCCCAAACTTTTTCCCTTTTAAATCTTTTATCAGCATAACCATTTACAATATCCTCAGCAGTGTGCCATCCAGATACAGTAAGTATTTGATGGTCAGTTGTCATGTGTACCCCATCTAATTCTATTGTATTTTTATAACCATTGCAAACTATACCGAAACAGTTTGCCCATTCTATGCCGTCCCATAACAAGTCATATTTGGTTATAGTTTCAATTGGTTTCCATCCAGATATTGTTAAAACTTCCGTACCTTCGGCTAAACACCACTGCAGCAACTTACCAGCTAACACCGCCGCGTTCATCGCCTCAATCTCTTCGCCATCGGGCAACGTTGCCAGTAGCGTGCTCTCGAAGTCCTTGTAGTCACTCAGCGTACGCGCTGGTAGCTCTACCGTCTCAATCAAGTCAATCCGATCGGGCAACTCAAGGTAGTCCTCACTGCGCATGCTCAGCACCTTATCCCTGAGCAGGTTGTGTATCCTGTCGGCGCTGCCCTCACGTAGCGTGAAGTTGTAGCCCATGTAGTCCTGCTCAAAGAATCGGTCCTTGTACGAGGTCATCGTCCTACCTAGACGCTCGCCGAAGTCAATCAGGTACATCTGCGCCCAGATATCGAGTAGGCCATTGGGTGACGGCGTACCCGACAATAGAATCATGTGTGACGTCTCTGGTAGCACCTTACGGAGCGCCTTAAAGCGCTTAGAGCTAGCGTTCTTGAACGAGTCAGACTCATCCACCACGACGCAATCAAAGCGCCACTTCTTTTGTATCTTGATCAGCCACTCGACGTTCTCACGGTTGATGACAAAGATGTCCGCGTCCTGCATCAGCGCCGTCAGGCGTTGTCTCTCGGTGCCCGTGCAGACACTCACCTTTAAATGCTTAGTGTGCTCCCACAGCACAGCCTCTTGCGTCCAGACGCTGTTCGCTACACGCAGTGGGGCGATGATTAGTGTCTTGTGTATCGTGAACGAGTCGATCAAGTCATTGACCGCCGTCAGTGTAATACATGTTTTTCCGCAACCCATTCCAATTGCAAGAAGACAACGTTTTTGCACTCTTATAAAATCAACAGCGTTATTTTGATAATTATGCATATCTGATTTAAACCGCATTGCCATGCCTTTCAGAAAAACCCAATCGTTTTTCTTCATTTTTTCTCATACTTACAGCGTCGTTAAAATTTTTACTAGATCCAATGTGATAAGTAGTACCGTTAAATTTCATTTGTGCGCACCAAAGATTACGTTTTTTATTTAAATATACGCCCGTTGCACCACTTGTGTTTTTTGATGATCGTTTTTGATTCATGTGATTTTGTTGATTAGTTACTTCTTGTAAATTAACAAGCCTATTGTCTGTGCGAATACCATTAATGTGATCTATTATTTTAGGAAATCTTCCATAAACATAAAGCCAAATAAGCCTATGGACTAAGTATCTTTTGCAAAATATAGAAACAACCAAATACCCCTTGCCGTCTATGGTTACGGCTTTTTTGCCAGCCAATCGTTTATTCCAACCAGCATGTGCGCTTTTTGTTTTAAACATTTCAACTGGTCGGTTTAACCAACACATTTCACCAGAAACTTCGTCATAATTTATTAATTTTTTTAATAGGTCTGCTGTAATTTGCATAATAATCTTACCTTTGGATAATAGAAAAGTAACTATAACCTAAAGGTAAAACAAACACAATCACTCAGGAAACGCATCAACTTGCTCCATGGTAGAGATGACTCTGACGTCACAACCAAGTGCTCGTCTGGTGGCGTGATCGCGTAGCTGCAACGGTGTGGCTAGTGCACCTGGTCGCTTACACTCGACAAAGATAATCCTGCCACCAGGTAGCGTAACAATGCGATCAGGGACACCTCGCTTGTTGGGCGAGGTGAACTTCTCACACGTACCTCCGAGTGACTTAACCTTAACCACTAATGCCTTCTCTATGTCACGCTCTAGCATTTCATAACCCCACCTCACATAAAAGTTTCTCAGCCTCAACCAGGTAGTAGTTGTAGTCAACGTCCGTTGGGAACGTGTCTGGCAACTGCATCAATGGTCGCGCACCCGCTGAGTTCGGTACGCGGTTACTGTTGGTTGCGTAGTGAATGCACTGCGCACTTGGTACGGCGTTGCTGTGATAGAACCTCACCGCCTTGCCAAGGTACTCACCCTGCCACGTAGCGCCGCCCTGCACGCGTCGTATGGTAACGAACTGCGTGATGTCACGGCAGTTGCGTATGGTAATCTCAAGTGGAATGGCGTGGGCGACGTACTGCGCCACCGCCTGGGCGATTATCGGGTCGTCTGGGTTCTTGGCTAAGCCAGCACCAGCGAAGACACCCTTACCCTTAATCTTACCGTCCAGCTTGACGGCGACGTAGCTGTTCACGTCACGGCTGGCCAGCGCTCGGTAGTCTGTCCGCTCTAAATCAAACGAGGTTCGCAGCATCCAGTCGAAGGCCGCCTCCTCAATACGATGCTCTAGCTTGCGTGGGCACAGGATCACGACACCGTCAGTGTTAGCGCTGACGACCTTGGCACCAGCGAGCTCGACCGCCTCAATCAGCATCAGCAACGCAAGCTGCCCAGTGATGGTCGTCTGTATGAGTAGCTCAGGCGCGAAGAGGGCGCTGTACTTACTGCCCAGCTTGCCGAAGCTGCCGTTGACGGCAATCTTAAGCACGTCAGCTGTCACCTTGTCACCCTCATGCTTAGCCTTCAGGCGGCGCGTTACGATCTCCTGGTAGACGCGCAGGAATGGAGCGCCCATGCTCTTAGGTGCAAGCCGTTGCTGCAGGATAATGTTCGGGTAGTAACTGGCCACGTCAAGCTCCAGCAGGATGTGCTCATCGTCGGCCTTGATGTACTGCGACTTCTCACAGCTGTGCAGGCCACCTATCCCCATCTGGTACTCGCCCGTGCCGATCTTGATCTTAGTGTCACGTAACCAGTCGGGCATCTGCACCGCGCCATTAAGCCCAAGCGTAAACCTGTGAGCGCACAGGTTAATAATCAGCGCATTAAGCTCTGGGTTATTAAAGCTTACGATCATCGGATCAAGGTAGCTAAACTCAGCGTTATCCTTGATGGCAACCTTACCGTAGCCCTCACCCGTGATCTTGGTCATCTCACTAACGATTATTGTCTCGGCGATCTGCGCGTCACTCTTACTTCGTAGGTCCATACCGTACTGAGTACTCATGGTGATCCGCAAATCAATCTGTGGCTTGAGTGACTTATACAGCAACTCAGTGGTGTACAAATCATTCTCGCAGTACTCGCGCATCTCAGCGCGTTGCTCAGGGGATATACTTGCACCAGGCTCGATCGGTAGATCCTGCATCTTGGGGGCGTTCATACGGCCACCGTAGATCTTCAAACTCGATTGCCCTGGCGCGACCTCAATCAGGTCAATGTGGTCAGTCTTAATAAGGTCAAAGTTATGCGACCTCAATATTGTCCAGCTGGGCTGATTACTTTTAATGATAGCGTCGGACAGATCTTTGATATGTTGATTACTGTAGCCCGCGATGGCTGCACTGATAATGGGGATGTCGTAGCTGTTACCGTTAAAGCTTATAACAGTCTCTGTTCTAAATAGTGACTTGATTTTATTTACATCAAGCTTGGCGTCCGCGTCAAATTCAAAGTGACGGATCTTGCCATCACTTAGGCGTAGCATTGAGAGTAGAAAGTAGTCCTTATAGACTTCTGTATCTATGATAAACATTAAGGGGTAGCCTTTTAGTTAAAACGCCCCTCAGTATCGAGGGGCGGTGTTGCAGTTATTGCGTATTAAAAGTCGTCGTCGACCACATCAAAGTCATCAACACCGACACTCGATCCGCCGTCACCGAACGGCTCACCGTCACCAGCAAACTGAACAGCCAACAGGTTAGCGTTGATGCGCTTACCGAAGCCGTTGTCCTGTGCCCAAAGCTCAATGATAGCGTTGACGTAGCAACCAGCATAGAAGACATTGTCGTCCTCTGTTACGGGTGACTTGTCCTTACCGATAACTAACGGACGCTTGCCGTTGGCACCCTTAATACTAAAGTGACCGGCGTAGCCATCGTAATCAATCTCGTCGCCGTCCTTAAGGCAGATCTTATCGGCACCAAGCTTGACGCCCTTTAAGTCAGTCTTAATTTTCTCAGCGATTGCAGATTTGATCTCGGTGATAGAGTCCGCGTGTGTCTTCTTATTTAGTAAGAAGGTAGCCTCGTACTTAGTCTCGTTGCCCTGGAAGGCAGCCTTGTGAAACAGTGAGGGGAATGATAGTCGTACATTTTTAAGTTTAATTTGTGACATTTTACTTTTTTCCTTTTACGTTTGTAGTTTATTGTGCCTAGACAGCGCACAAAAGAATATTAGCACAGCTAATTAATTAAGTCAAAATCTTTCGCGCTCACGTTAACCGATGGTCGCTTGTCGGACTCAGGCACCAACGTTGGTGCACCCACTGGTTTAGTGATTAGATCCTCTAGCAGCTCAGCGCGTGACTTGCCCAGCTCCTTCTCAGCCTGCGCTGGTGAGATCAGCTTGCTGATGTAGAGCTTGTCCATGTCGATCACACCAATGAGTGCCTTGGCGGTCGCGTCCTCATCACGCCACGCTCGGTTGGATCGACCCTCCACTAACTTGTAGCCGTTGAAGGCGTTGCCACCCGTCAGTCTGTCAGTCACGATCGTCTCGATTGCGTCGAACCACGCCAGGATCAGCTTCTTGTTGTCCAGCGCGACCCTCAGCTGCTCGTCCGTTAGCGTCTCTGGCTTGCTTGTCTCTAGGTTATCGAACGACGTCATCAGCGTGCTCTCGGTCAGCTTGTTCAGCGCCGGGCACGTAGCCTTGGCTTTACACCACTGGCACTGCTTCTCGCCCGGTACTCTGGGTGCGTTCTCAGTCGCTGTCAGCTCCGCCGCCTGCTTGAGGCGTTCACCCCAGCGGTTAAGCTCATCGATGCTGAGGCTCCACTCTGAGATGTGATCAAGGCGTGGCTGCACGATGACTATATTAATAGTCTTGATGTTGAACAGCATGCCGTAGTCGTTCACCGTACCGAGCGCGTACAGGATACCCTGGGTGTTGTTGTCGGCGTCAACGCGCACGCCCTTGCCGTACTTAAGGTCGACGATGGTCATCACGCTGTCATTGATCACGATGGCGTCGCTGGTGCCGAACCCGTCTGGCGCGATGTGACTGAAGTCCACGCGCTGCTCAACGAACAGCTCACCGCTGATTGATTTAACGTAGTTAACGTAGACCATGACGTAGTCAAGCATATCTTGCGTAACGGTCACGCCACTCTCGGGTAAAGTTACACCAAACAAACTAAATATCCCTAGGTTCAGCTCGTCATCGTCTCGCAGTATGATCTCAGCGAGCTCGTGCGCTGCTGTGCCCTCCTCAGCGAAGATCGAGGTTGTGTTTGGAAAGTCCTTCTCGGCGAACACGCTGCCGGGACAGAGTGACCACTTGGCGCTTCCGCTGGCGCTCAGCTTAGCGTGTGCGGTACTCATGATGCCAACGCCAAGAGTTGTCTAGCGAGTGACGGCAGGTTAGTGTCGGCGACGTCGCTCACCAGTGTTGACTCATCGAAGCTAGAGATTATTTTCTTAATCTTGTCACGGTTGGCCGGGTCCTTGCGTACCAAATCTAGGCACAGCGCCTTCAGCGTCTCGTGCGTGTGCTCAACAGCAGGCTCGGCTGGTGCCTCCTTAACCTCTACCTCCTTAGTGGGCACGGCCTTCAGCTCAGGCTTGGCCTTCTTAGGCGCCGGTACCTCTAGCTCAACCTCATATACGGTCTCACTCGGTGCTGGCGTAACGCTAGCCGTGGTGACGTCCAACGCGGTGATTAGGCGGTTGACCGCCAGGGTTAGTTCTTTAATGTTATCTTCTAGTGACATTTTAGTTTTCCTTTTACTTTTAAATGATGTATTGCAAAATAATATTACCACAGCTAATATTACTTGTGCTAATATATTTTTGTGTTTAATTTTTGTACTTAACTAAAGGGTAATGATAATGAGTAAGTTAATAGAGCTGGTCACGTACTTCGGTACGCAGGACAAGATGGCTGAGGCGCTTGAGGTAACGCAGGGCGCCGTCAGTCAGTGGATCGCCACGGGCGGTCTGCCTGCGCGTCGAGCGATCGAGGTTGAGCGAATCACTAACGGGCGCTTTAAGGCGCTGGACATTGTGGCACCTAGCGAGTCAGCTGACCTCCAAAAATAATTAACGAATTGGACACTCCAATGAAAACATACAAGCTCTCGATTGGCAAGACAGAATCGAGTAATAAGGTAGTCACCGTCGTCCGTGGGTGGCAACATATAATGACACAGCTATCGACTCACGTGATCGCCGCCAAGAAGGGCGGTAAGTACCTCATCGGTGGCTACTACAGTGGTGGCGTGCGCAAGGAAGAGTTCATGGTCGCCCGGACGTTGCTCGTTCTGGACATCGACGGCTACGTTGGCTCGATTGATGACCTGGCGTTTGATCTTGAGATCAGCGTGCCCGGCGCCTTCGTCGCCTACTCAAGCTACAGTCACACCAAGAAGAACCCGCGCATCCGCGTTGTGCTACCGATGAGCCGTGAGCTGACGCCGGATGAGTACCGTGCCTTCGCGATCAACTTCATGCTCAACACCAGCATCCCCTTCGAGGCCTTCGACGCCTGCTCATCCGTCCCCAACCAGGCGATGTTCCTGCCTCAGCACCCTGAGGGCGGTGAGTTCTGGACGATGAGCCAGGACGGTGAGGAGATCCTCGTGCCTGACGTCATCCACGGTGTCGATCGTCACCTGACGGTTGACTCCTCCGACGAGGACGATCTCGATGAGCTCAGCAGTGTGCTCGCCAACCAGCCACTAGACATCACCCCTGAGATGGTCGACGCGTACCTGTCTGCGCTTGACCCCACGACCGCCACGTACGACACGTGGTACAAGGTGGGGATGGCGCTCTTCCATCAGTTCCAGGGTGAGTCCGTTGGCTTTGAACGCTGGCTCGTGTGGTCCAGCCGTGACGGTGAACGCTTCGACGAGGGCGAGATGCCCAACAAGTGGCGCTCCTTCGGTGGCGCACAGTCACCCATCACGTTCGCCTCTATCATGCACTGGGTCAAGGAGGCGGGGGGCATCGTGGCGGTTAACAACATGTTCGACGCGCTGCTGCTTGAGGCGTCTCAGGTCGAGTCGTTCGAGCAGTACAAGCTCTTCAAGGACAAGATCACCGCCATGAGCGACCACGTGCTACCGCCCGTCTACCGGTCGGGCGTCGTGAGCGAGCTCGCTGACCACTTCGGTAAGCTACACAAGGTCGCCAAGGGCGCCATCACCAAGGAGATGCAGGCCAGCCGTGTCGCCCGCGCCCAGACGGTGGTGCAGCCAGACTGGCTCGACCCATGGGTGTACGTTGAGAGCACGTGCGCGTTCGCCAACGCCGACGTCGCCGACTACATGATCAAGCGCGAGGCCTTCAACGCCAAGTTCGACCGCGAGCCTGAGTGCGTCTCCGCCGAGCGTCAGGCGTCACAGCTTGCCTTGGTCAACTACAACCTGCAGACGGTGGTGGACGTGATGTTCTTCCCCGCCGCCGGTAAGTTCTTCACGTACGAGCACAAGCGCATGATGAACTCGTACTCACCCAAGGGCGTCGCCCCGTGTGACGTGATCGACGCTGACGGTCAGACGGTGGTGGACATGTTCCTTAAGCACGTCGCGTTCACGCTTGAGCATGTGGTTGAGCAGGAGCTCTTCCTTGACTGGATGGCCTGGATCTACCAGAACCCCGGCAAGCGCGTCGGCTGGGCGATGTTACTGCAGGGTGCCCCAGGTACCGGCAAGAGTTACTTCGGCAATGTCTTCGAGGAGCTGCTCGGCACCAACGTCAGGTCACTCGACACGCAGGCTATCTCTGGCCGCTTCACTGGCTGGGCCCATGGCTCACTGGTGACGGTGGTGGAGGAGATCCGCATCGCTGGCACCAACAAGTACGAGATCCTAGATAAGTTAAAGCCTATCATCTCTAACTCAACCATACAGATCGAGGAGAAGGGTAGAGACCATCGGACTATCCCTAACTTTACCTCCTACTTCCTGCTGACCAATCACAAGGACGCGGTACCCTTGGGCGAGGGTGAGCGTCGCTACTGCGCCATGTTCTCAAGGATACAGAGCGAGGAGGAGCTGTTCGATGCGCTTGGTGGTAGAGAGAAGGCACGCGAGTACTTTGACAATCTGTTCGATAGCACACGCCGTCGCTCTGACGCCATCGCTAGGTTCTTGCTTGATAGGAAGGTATCTAAGAGCTTCGACCCTAGTGGACGGGCGCCTGACACTGGGGCCAAGAGCGAGATGAAAGCCCTGAGCGTGTCGCCTGATTGGGACGCGATCGATGACGCCATCACCAACAATCAGTGTGAGGTCATTAACAAGGACATTGTTGATGTCACCTGGATGAATAAGCTTATGGTTGGTGAGGGATTAGAGCTACCTAAAAATAGAACGGCGTCGATTATTTTGTCAGAGATGGGCTACTCACCTATTCCAGGGCGCAAGGTAAAAATCTACGGAGTTGGGCAACATTATGTGTGGATTAGGGGATCGGTCGACGATGATCGAATTTTAGAGGTAAAAAATATTGTTAGAAATTTTCACAACAGCAAAAATGACAATTTTTTAGAAAAGGTAGAATTTTGATGAAAAAGGGATCGGTTACTGGTATCTTTTTGGCAACCGATATCCTAACCGATACCCTAATTAACTCTTTGATTTACTTATATATTTTTTATTTAAGATATCGGATATCAGTAAAAGAGTAAAAAGTATTCATATGAGATTGAAGTGTATATAAATATTAAAATATATACACATAAAACACACACACTTTGTATAAAATAATAGTATAAGGGAAACCGATAACCGAGATCCTATTTGCAATTTTGGTTTAAAACGATGTGGGTTTAGTTTTTTTTTTAATCACAACACACATTGCGATTTTTAAATACAAATACATTGCGATTTTTAAATACTTGCAATTAATTTTAAATACAAATACATTGCGATTTTTAAATACTTGCAATTAATTTTAAATTAGTTATAGTTTCACACATGGGAATCTCATCAATATTTAAAATGCTTATAGATAAGGCACCGAAGTCAGAGGGTGCCTTGACTAAGGTCGCCAAGGCTAAACCTAAGGGTGAGGTTAGGGTGTTGGTAGATGAGACGCCGATTATTGATCAGCAGCGACACGATATTGGGATGCGCTTGCTGAACCTTGCGCAAGAGAATCCACACTTGATGAAGTATGGCCCTGATCCGATTACGTTGCAGAGCATGGGGATAGACACTGGATTGTTTGGTGGCCCTGCTGGTGCTAGCGTTGAGTTCGGTACACCCATACGGTACGGTGATTCTTTTCGTAAGTGGGCAAATGGTAAGCAGGGCGTAGTGTTTGATACGTTGAGTGTTGAGAAGGGTGTTCCAGGTTCTAAGTTGTATCAGGCGTTATGGGATGAGGTAGATCGAGGTGGCAGAGTCAACTACTCTGATAGTCTATCGCCCGTGAACGAGAATCGACGTACGGACAATATGCTGTCCCGTGGCATCAGGGACTACATGGAGGATAAACCCGTGCTTGGATCTGTATGGCTGGCGCATGACCAGGCTAAGCTTCTGGGGATCACACCAGAGGTGTTTTCAAAGTTACACCCACACGAGAAGCTAGGTGCCCTGGCGCAACTTAGTCGTGAGCGTATGATGAACGATCGATACGCGGCACCGTACTATCAGAAGTTTATTGAAGAGCCTACCTACGAGAACGCGTTAGAGCAGTCTGGCGCGTTGCACAATAGGTTGAAGCGTGAGGGGCCAGTGGTCGCTGAGTATAACGCGGCCAGAGCGTTTGGTCCGTCTACGATGATGCGTGGTTCGTTGATCGATGAGTTCTTAAACAAGGGGACGATGACGGCACCCGACCAGCCTGTTTTTTATAGGCGTGGTGGGTACGTCTAGGGGTTAACGTTCGAGCAACGAGATCGTGCGTAGGTGACGGTCAACAATCGTTGGTATGTCATTGTAGCCACCCGCTAAGCAAGTCACTGTCGGGATATCAAGTCCACGCACAACAAGCACCCTCTGAATGAGTTCCTTCTCGCTCACAGATCCACAGTCATCAAAGGCAGCGTCCTGGCCATCGTTGAAGATGATGAGGTCGACGCCCGTTGTGTCGATGGCGGCAATTTCTTTTGGCGTCCTGGCGTGATGATAATCAATCAGTGAGTGAAGCTTGCGCTTGTTTACGATTTGAATGATGCCATCACCCTCGTGTTGATCGGCGTCAATAATCAGCACGCGAGTTGCGCCCGATAGGATCGCCGCGATCACGATGTTGTTGATGGTGCAGTAACCATTGGCCTTGTCTTCACGTGCGTGATGCGCACCGCTCGTTAGGGCGAAGGTGTTGGCCTTATGTTCAAACGCATACTTCGCGGCCGCTACGGTGCACCCTGTGGCTCTACGGGCCTGCTTTAGGATGTTGTAGTCGTAGTTTCCAAAGCCGTTGGTTGTTTTTTTATTATCAAGATCGTCGAGATACTTTGCGGTGTGAGCGAGCTGATAGTCTGCACGCGTTAAGGGTGTAGGCTCAAGCAACGTTACGCCCTCACGCTTACTCAAGACGTTATGAATTATCTTCGCCTTGCGTAGCGTTGGGTAAGCGTCCAGGTAGCCCTCGACGTCTAGATCCTTGTGGTAGCTGTAAATGATTGGCATAGTTCCCCTTAGTGTTTAACGGTGGGCGTTATAAGCCCCTCTTCGATTAGTTGATTGGCGCAGCGACCGTACCAACCTTGTAGCTTCCAACAAAGGCCAGTGTCGAGCAGGTACTGCCAAGCCGAGATGATTGTGTCCTGGTCATGTTCTTCACCATCAAAGCCCTCCACGCACGCAGAGGCGTCGTAGGGCGTCCAAGTTGGTTGTGTTGATGTTGTCATGTTAGTTTCTCCCTTGTGAGTTAGATTCTTGTTTTCTTAGTTCAAAGGCTGGGCACCATCCACCAGCCGCGCTGCGTGTGTCTGTAAAGTAAAGTGTGTACTCTGGCTCACCTTCAATTGACAGTGAGCTTGAGCGAATGCCTTTTTTAATTAGATTAAGTTTACGCAAGGCGCTGATAAGTTTCTTGTTGTCTGATAGTGAGTCGTCACTAAGCACGATGTCTTTCTCAGCCACCCAGGCGTCGTTAACCTCAAAGCCGTCCTTCTTGTTGCCCCAGACGTCGTAAACAATCAATGAATAATAATTTGTCATGTCGTTCCCCTTATCTTGATGTTACTTTTAAAGTGATCACGGCTGATGTTTTTGTGTACTTAGCGATGATCTCAGCTGGTACGTCAGCGGCGATGAAGACTGCCTTGTTGTCCACTGTTTTTCTTTCTGAGAGCGTAACGCAACCCTTGTACAAGTCACCCTCGATGGTGCCTTCGTTTGCTTTGAGTTCGTTCTTGATAATCTCAGCCTGTGCCTCAAGGTCAGCGATCTGCGCTAACAAGACACCTAGTTGATCGATTGGATGTTGAAACTGTAGCGGCGCTACAAGTGATACTTGAATTTTAGCTGAATTTGTCATTTTATTTCTCCTTTTAACCTTTTATTGTGTTGCCCTACCACAGAAACTATTATACAGAGTGTTGAGAGAAACGCAACACTTATTTTCAATTATTTTAAAAATAAATATAAAAGTGTTGAGGTAAACGCACAATTAGTTTAGACTACGACCAATTAGATCTATTTGGAACCCGCATGGACACTAACGTTTATCAACCCAGACTGCAACAACGACCCGCCTGGACTGTTTTATCTAAGTTCAAGAGTAACCGCGAGCTCGCTAGAAAGTTAGGGCTCAGCGCTAGCACACTCACACGCTGGACGTACCCGCGCGTTATGGGAGGGACGGATGGACACATTCCACAGAAGTACTGGATTGAGATTATTCACATTGCGAAGCGTGAAGGGTTTACACTGACGATTGAACATTTATCGGGGCTTAAAGCATGAGTGGTGTGAAGGAGACACGCGAGAGAGCATCGACTACACTGATGCCAAGTGGTGTGACGGCACAGGAGGAGGTTTTCTGTCAGAACATTGTAAGGGGTAATAATCAGTCAGACGCTTACAGGGCGGCCTACGACACCAGTCGCTACAAGCCTGCGACCATTTACAAGCGTGCCTTAGAGGTAATTTCTAAAGGGCATATACAGGGTAGAATCGCGGAGATACGCGCTCCCGTGATCAAAAAAGTGCAGATCACGCTTGAGGAGCACATTAACCGCTTGGGTGAACTAAGTAACCAGGCAGCAGCAAAAGATCAGTACTCTGCAGCCATCAATGGTGAGATGTTACGAGGTAAGGTCAGCGGCCTGTACGTTGATAAGGTTGAGACTAAGAACATCAACCTAAACGGTACGCTCGCTAGTGAGATCAAGCTCAGCCGTCTCACTGATGAGGAGCTCGCTGAGTACCTGAGGTTAACGGCCAAGGCGTCAGACACTAGCCTGGATGGCCTGAAGGTAGTGACCGATGCTTGATGAGTCAAGCTTAGTAATACTCAGTGGGGCAAACTTAGGCGCAAGTAACGTGATGTCACTGCGTGAGCTGCAGCTTGATCATGATAGACGTCGAGCTGAGAAGTCACTCAGTGAGTTCACTAAGATGGCCTGGCACGTGATCGAACCAGGCACGCCGTACATAGGTAACTGGCACCTTGATGTTATCTCTGAGCACCTTGAGGCTGTCACACGTGGCGAGATACGCAACCTGCTGATCAACGTCCCACCTCGACACATGAAGCTGTGTGCCGACTCTACTCCAGTGGCTACCCCGTCTGGATATACAACTCACGGCGATCTTAAGGTTGGTGATCAGGTGTTTGGCCCTGACGGCAAGTCACGCAACATCATAGCTGTGTCGCCTGACGGGGTCGCAGACCATGAGGTTGTGTTTGGAAACGGTGAGGTTATCAAGTGTAACGGTGACCATCTGTGGACTGTGTATGATCGATGGGCGCACAAGTGGAAGACCTTACCAACATCAGACATGATGAAATTGGTTGCTACAGATAAAGGACGCAGTCGGTTGTTCATCCAAGATACTGGCCCGCTGTCATTCCATAACGCAGACCTTCCATTGCACCCATACTTCGTGGGGTGCTGGCTGGGGGACGGAACTAGCTGTAAGCCAGCGATAACGCACGATGATCGGGATCGTGCACACATAGATAAGATCGAGTCCATTGGGTACAGGGTTAATGTCGCCCATAGAACAGGCAAGAATACATTGTGCTCATACTTTAGTCATCAGGGTATTGTTGAAAGACTCCGTGATATAGGGCTATATAGGAACAAACATATCCCTGCGGAGTATCTCACATCTTCAATTGATCAGCGTATGGATCTGCTGGCGGGGCTAATAGATACTGATGGCTGCGTTACCAACACTGGGCGTAGTTCTAGGGTTAGAATAATTACGTGTGATGACGTAATGGCGCATGACATTAGGTTACTGGTTGATGGTCTTGGCTTTAAGTCAACCATACAATCAACCCCAGCCCCCGGATACAAAGAATATTCAAGCGTGAAGACGATGCACGTTATCGGGTTCTATGCCAACAAGCCAATACCGACAGCTATACCTCGCAAGAGGATCATGCTCCATGACCCAGTGCCTAGACGAAGAGCTATAACTGCTATCAGGACGTCTGCAAATCCAGAGACAGGTCATTGCATTACTGTCGATCATGCCGATGGGCTTTACGTTGTTGGTGACACCAATGTTGTGACACACAACAGCATACAGGTCGCGGTGATGTGGCCGGTGTGGGTGTGGATGACGCGACCACAGTTCAGGTGGCTGTTTGCGTCTTACGCAGGATCACTGTCAGTGCGTGACTCACTCAAGTGTAGACGACTCATCGAGTCACCATGGTTTCAAGCACGCTGGGGTCATCGATTCGCGCTGACGGGTGACCAGAACGCGAAGACGTTCTTCGAGAACAACAAGTCCGGCTACCGGTTCGCGACCTCAGTGGGCGCCAGCACCACGGGCCATGGTGGTGACATCCTGGTGGTCGATGACCCGCACAACTCAATGGAGGCGCAGTCCGACACCATGCGTGAGACCACGCTAGAGTGGTGGGACCAGGCCATGAGCACGCGCCTCAACAATCCTAAGACTGGCTGCAAGGTGATCGTGATGCAACGCCTCCACGAGAACGACCTGTCGGGCCACGTGCTCAGGCAAGGTGGTTGGGATCATCTGTGCCTGCCGGCTGAGTTCGAGAAGGGCCGACGCAGCAAGACCACGCTAGGCAACTACGATCCACGCACCGAGGACGGTGAGCTGCTGTGGAAGGGTCGCTTCGGATCGAAGGAGATCGACGAGCTCAAGACGCAGCTAGGCGAGTACGGCACATCGGGCCAGCTGCAGCAACGACCATCACCAGCCGCCGGTGGTATCATCAAGCGTGACTGGTTCAAGCTACTGCCCGCTGACGATCCGCTACCCAAGCTGTCGTTCGTCGTCCAGTCCTACGACACCGCGTTCACTGAGAAGACACAGAATGACCCGACAGCGTGCAGCACCTGGGGCGTGTTCAATCACGCTAACGGCAAGTCAGTCGTGCTGCTTGACTGTTGGAAGGAGCACCTCAGTTACCCGGATCTGCGCAAGAAGATGGGCGAGGAGTACAAGGCGAAGTACGGCGACAAGGACAAGACGGTCGACGTCGTGCTGATCGAGGAGAAGGGGTCGGGCATCAGTCTTATGCAAGACCTGAGGCGCAGTGGTGTGCCGTGCCATCCGTACAACCCAGGGCGAGCAGACAAGATCACACGTGTTCACGCGGTGGCACCGTTGCTTGAGTCTGGCCTGGTGTACCTGCCTGAGTCTAAGAAGAACCCAGGACGGGCGCCCTCATGGACGGACGCGATGATGCACGAGCTGATGATATTCCCTAACGGCGAGCACGATGACATGGTGGACAGCATGACGCAGTGCCTGATCTACCTACGCGACACGCGCATGCTGAGCATCGATAACCAGAGGGACGAGTACGATCACGCGCCGGCGAAGGAAAGAAGCAATCCGTACGCTGCGTAGTTGCATCTTTGTGAATAGTGTTTTACAATCGCGTAAAGTAACTCCTTTTTAGGGAATGCTATGCCAAGTCCAGTCGGTGCCCTCACCAAGATTAAGAAGATGCACTCCCCCCTGGAGAAGGCTGTCGCCGCTCACAAGCTTGAGAGTATGCCGAGCGCACAGTGGCAAGCGTACATTAAGGCGAACGCACCCAAGTCAGCGAAGAAGGAGGCACTGGCCGTTAAGCTAGATGAGCTACTCGCAAGACAACCCAAGGTCACCAAGGCTGAGATCGTTCAGCACATCAAAGACAACTCCCCCAAGATCAAGACTAAGCTCCTCAAAGATAAACCGTACACCGCTGGTGACATCGACAGTCACGTCAACATTGAGCCAAATGGCTCAGGTGGCTACAGGTACATAGACGATAACGGTGATGTCGTACACGAGTCGTGGGGCACGGACGCGATGGTGGACTACCTAAACTCAACACAGGGTGCCAAGTACAGTGAGCACACGCTACCAGGTGGTCAGAACTACCAAGAGATGTTACTCAGCCTACCTCGCAACCAGAGCCAGGCGATCATACGAAATCAGAAGGTCTACGAGATCAAGGACGCTAACGGGCAGTTACTTGCCACGGGTCAGCTGCCGATGTCACCACGCACGCAAGCAAAGCTAAACAACAACCCTGACTGGGTGGTGCGTGAGTTCGAGCAACCTAACCCAAATGACCTACGCCG